TTTAAGTGTGTCAGCTTGACCTACAACTTTAGCAACTCCTTTGCTAGCTCCTATATTCATAAACGGTATCATACCGGCTGCACCAGAAGCTAAAATTTCACCCCAGTTAAGCTCGTCTTCACCGTATAAATGTTTTTGTACTAGATAATTAGTGTAAGCACCCTGACCAAAGTTAATAGCACCGTATCCTAACCAACCTAGTGGTCCAAAACCTAGTAAACCAGAAGTTGCAAAGTCTGTCGCTACACCACCACCGATTTCTATACCCATTCCTTGGAATCGCTTAATCAGTTGTTCTTTTTTAGCTTCGTTTTCCATTACTTGTATCCAAATTTATCAAAATTTTGTACGTTTTGTATAGTTAAGTCACTCTTAGAAGCGTTATTTAATAATTGACTCTGGTTTATTTTTAGTGATTCGATAAGAGCATTATCTAAAACTTTTTGTTCGTCTCTAAAGTCAGTACCCTCATAATAGTCTTGCTTGTCTATTTTTATCTTTTTATACTTATTGTTAGGGTCTTGAACTATAATCTCTGGAAAGTCTTTACTACGTGTATCATCTGTATTACGTAGTTCCTCTGCAAATTCTCTATCCTCTATTAACTCTTCGATATTTTCAATCAAGGTAAACCTATCTTTATCTGTAGGTATATAGTCCTCTCCAACTACGTAAGATTCTCCGTTCGGTTTTACTAAATTAAATGTTTCTATAAAGTTTTTACCTTTCTTTCTAAAAATGCCAAGGTCTCCACCGTAATCAAACATGGCCTGAGTAATCTTACCACCCTCAGCTTTCATAAGTAAGATGTCTAGTCGAGTAACTTTAGTAGCTAACTCTTTCTTTTTGTTTTTAATATATTCTTCTACATTTGTTCTTTTTCCAATATTTTGAGTTCTTAACCAAGCGTCAGGGTCATTTCTTATTAAGTCTAACTCAGCCTGCCTTGCTATTTGTATTGTTTTAAGCTGATCTATTCTTCTATAATATTTATCTAGCGTCTTTTCTAGAGTTTCAGTTTTGGTGTATCTTTTATAAGTTGAACTTGGCATTAATTTATGTGTGATAAAATTGTGTGTTCTCGGTCTGTTACACCGAATGTCGACCTCATCCAGTCCCTCCAGTTCTTACTACCTTTTTCCTGATTGCATCGCCTACAAGACGGGACAACATTTGTCGTCTCGTCTCTTCCGCCCTTACATTTTGGACGTACGTGGTCAATGGTGAGTTTGTGTAATTCATAAAATTCTCCGCAATAAACGCATTGACAATTAAAGTGCTCTTTGATAGCTCTTCTCCAGAGCCGTTTCGATTCTGAACTTGTCATCGTTATTAAATTGTGTAAATAGTAATCAGGGTTTGGTAGTAATGGGGTCATTTTCTAATTTTAAGTCTGCTGCGTCGG